GCTAGCGGCTGATACTTCAGCGTGAGCCGCTCGACTTCCATCCGGAAGGCGCGCACATGCTCGTCCTGCGCTCCGAACGAGCGGCCGAGATCATCAATCGGAGGCTTGAGCTTGCCCGCTCCCTGGCCGGCCTTCCCCAAAGCATCGCCCAGCTGCTCGAATTCGTTCTCGAGCTTGCTCACGCCCTGCTGAGTGCGAGTGGCGGCCGCAGTCAGCCTGTCGAGATCCGCTGCGCCTGTAACTGCCGGCGAGCTATCGATCTTGAAACCAAGGGTCGCTTCAGACATCGGCTATCACTTCTTGCTTGGGAACAGCGCATCGAAGAGACGCGCGGAGAGCGGACGCTCTGAGACTTTCGGCTTCTCTGGCTCGGGCTCATCCTTCGGCGCCATGATCTCGCGGCGCTTCAGGTCCATTGCCAGGATGGCATCGAGTTGCCACTGCTTGAGGACGAGGCCGCGAAGCCTCGCCCATTCTCCAATTGCCTCAAACCCGAGAGCGTTGGGCCCGTAGCCGTTCCCGGTCCGCTGGCTGTCCAACTCTCGGAACCACCACCAGACCTGCTGGCCAGCGGCGGGGATAGCGAGCTTCTTACCTTCGTGCTGATCGACGATGAGCTTGCAGAGCCGATCGATCAGCTTCTGGTAAAAGAGCCGCGGCGAACCGCGCGGACCTCTACCTGCTCACGGATGATCCGGAACTTGGTGTAGAGGTTGCGGACATTCTCCTCCGAGAAGGGCACAACGCTGCCCCCTATCTTCGGATTCGGTGACCAGCTGACGGTCGCCTTCGCCAGAATGGCGACCAAGCGAGCATCGCCGTCGTAGGCGGGCGCCTCGCCCAGGCTTTCGCGCTCGGCTGCCGCCTTGGCAAACTCGGCGGCGACATCGCGCATTGCTTTTTGCATGCGGTCGCTATCCGGACCGACTACGCGGATTTTCAGGCCGATCGGCTTGTCCTGCTCATTGAGGATATCGATCTCGATGCCCTCCTCCTGTGACTGGACGAGGGCTTCGAGGCCGGAAAGGTCGACAAACTCTTCAGCCATTACGCACCACCGGCAGGAGCGACCGTCAGAACGGCGCTGTTGATTTCGACATTGCCCTGCAGCAGGCGAGCCGTGTTGGCGCCGCCGCCGTTCTCCTGGGCGGTCATGACGATGCCGTAGAAGTACTTCGCCGTTCCCGTCGGCGCGGTCGTGGCGGTATGGGTGCCCGACTGCGTGCCGCTGGTGGCAATCGCTGCGCCGCCCGGAGTTGCAGCGACCTGAAAGTCATTCGCGGACGGGCTGACGACGTAATAGGTGGTGCCAGCCGTGAGGCCCGTCGGCAGCGCGCCAGTCGTCGAGAACTTGACCGGAGTGCCGGCGGCAAGGCCATGAGCGTTCCAGGAGATCACGCCAGGGGTCGCGACGGTGATCGTGACCGTCGACGTTTTCGCTGGCGGCGCGTCGTTGAACAACAGCTTGAACGGATAGTTGTAAGGCGTTGCCTCGGCTTCGATAAGCGCGATCTGCCCGACGTCATCCGGAAGGATGATGAAGTTGTTCTGCATCGAGCCGGCGTTGCGCGTTCCCTTCGCCTTCAGGTCACGGCCGGACGAAATGACGGACTCGGTGATGAGTGCCGCGGCGTCGCCGATGGCGCCCATCGTCTGCCAGCCTTTGATTTCGGTAAAGGTGACCGACGAGAAGAGCGCCTCGTTGATGCCCGCGTCATCCGGAACGTTATTCACCGCCGGCCCGATATAGATCTTCGCGCCCGCGACTGGGTACAGCTGAGCCATAGCTCAATCCTTTCTGTCTGATTGCGCTTGCCGAAGGCGCGGAGCGGCAGGGCCAATCAGGCCGGAACGTGCGGGTAGCAAAGCCAACGCGCCGTAACGGGCACGGTTACATGAGTGCTACCGATGATTAGGAGGCTCATTTCCGGATCTTCATCGAACCGGATCTGTGTACCGTCCTGATAGAAATTCGTGCCTGCTTTGAAGTGCTTGCAGACGACGCCAGCAAGCTCGACAGCATCGACCTGCGCGCCACCCTTCGGCCAGTTCACGTTTCCGCGAATGAACCCTTGCCTGATGGGGTCAATCTGGAGCGACAAGTCAGTTCTGATGGAGCGGTTGAAGTGGATCTCGAAGCTGACGTATTTCGTTGTTGCGGTCGGCGAAAACGGCACGCCCGGTAGGGCGACATTGCCGGCGAGCGTCATCCCGGCGGGAAGAGGCAATGCCATCATCCGGAGCATGATGCCCTGGAAAATGTCCTTTTCAATCGTGTCAGCCATCTGCTACCTCTAGGCCTATGGCCGAAAACAAAGCGCTCTCAGATACCGAGGTGCATGACCTCCTGCACGAGGCGCAGTCGCTGCTGCTGAACAAGACAGTGCGAACCGAGAATGGCCGGCAGGTTCTTTCCGCCGCGATCCGCGATCTCGATGTCCTTCAGAAGGCTTTGATCATCATGTCCGAGGGGACGGACCCGCTTCAAAGCGACCGCGAACCTTCGCCTCAGCTTCCTTGACCGTCTGCGACCAGGTCTGGGCCTCTGCGTCGACAAAGCCGAACCCCTGCTGATTGTAGACGCGGCCCAGACTGTCCTGCCCGACGAAGCCGTAATTCATGCGCGGGCCATACGCCGCCTGAAATCCGAGATAGAGGGTCTCACCGACATCGAGGTTGGAGATGATTAGCTCGATCTCCCCGCTCTGATCCGGATATTCCCTCTCGCCTTCATCGACCCGCGGCATTGTAGAAGTCGACGCCATCAGCGAGTTCTTGAGGTTGCCGGTATCGACCGGGATGCGTCCACCCTCCGCAACCGATCTCCGGACGTTATTCGCGACCATCTGCGCCGCGGTGCGCAGGACGGCCGCTTCGCGTTCCTTCTCCGCCTGCACCCATTCCGAGACCTGTGCGGCGAAGCTCAGGTTGTTCTCTGCCATCAGCGGCCTCGCGATCTCGCGTATTCCTCGGCGAAGTCGAAGTTATATTCGACATGACAGCGGCAACCTATGACCTCGGCAGCTCCGGCGCCGAGGCTGGTATCGCCCGGGAAGCGCATCATAGCGCCCGATGGCGACTGGAACGGCAGGTCCATGCCTGTCACCTCTTCGGCATTCAGGACCTGGTGCGTGTGTCTCACACGGCCGTCGCCGACCGCACGCCACCGACGGGTGACCATGCTCGCATCGCGGCCGGCGCGGTCCAGTCCCTGCTGATAGGCTTCATGCTTCGCGGCGTGGACTGAGGACTGCGTTTCCGTCCGGGCGATGGTCTGGGCGCGGAGCTGGACATAGCGGTCCGCCAGACGGCCGGTGATCTTCTGAACGGCGTCGGCCGGCAGCGGCTTGCCCTCGCGAATGGCCTTGGCGACCTGCCGGTCGAACCGTTTGTCGCGGCGCGTCAGCGTCAGGTAGTGCTTCATGCCCTCTACATCGCCCGAGAGCAGCGCCGTGCGCGCGTTCTCGACGGTGCGGGCGAGCTGCGACGTCATCCCAAGCAAACCGCCCTCACGGCGGCCGGTGACCCGGTTCACCCGGCCGGCGATGTCGAGAGCAATCGTGTTCGGCCCCTGCCCCTTAGCATAACCTGCCTCGATCCGCTCACGGGCCATCTGCTTCGTGTCTTCGGTGACGTGCGTAATCATCGTCGACGAGGCTTCGCGGATGATCTGCTCAGCACGCTGGTTCTGGACGTCCCACCTGAAGACGACACGCCCGCCGGCCGGGTCCGAAAGTCGCGGCATGTTCTTGACGACCAGGAGGCCACCGGAATTGAAGGCAGTCCGGATCGCTTCGGAGAGCGGCCGGAAGGCTGCCGGGTCGATGTGAAGCGCAGCGATGGCGCCCTCGATGTCGCGGCGTTCCAGCCGCTCGACGACCTCTTTCAACACGATCTCGGATTTGATGTCCTCGATCGCCTCGCGGAAGGCCTTCTCCATTGCAGGGGAAAGCTCCTCGATGAGGGCGTCGAGCTGCTGGCGAAGAGAGGCCAAGGCTTATCGCCCCTTGCGATGGGCAAAGGTCCGCTGCTCGGCGAGCGCCTTCTGAACACGTTCCTGCACAAGCTGGCGAATACGCGCATCACCGTTCGCGCTGTCAACCTGCACTTCGATGTGCGTGCCCCAATCGCGGATGGCGTCTTTTGCCGGCATTGCGGCGGCCTTTGGGAAACCAGAAGCTTTCTCGCCAACGAGCAACGCGACAGGCGCTGCTACAACGCCACCGCATGCAAAGCCGAAGAATGAGCGCCGGTTCACTGCTGCGCCCCCTTCTCAGACTTCTTAGCGACCTTCTCTGTCGGCATTTCCTCGGCCAGTCCGATGCCGATTAGAGCACGGGCCTCGGTCTCCGGCATGTCAGCCGTATCGCCGACGCCGCGTCCCTTATAGTTCTTCACGAAGCGGATTTTCATTATGCAATCCTTCCTTGGACGATGAAGACGACGGGCGTGATGCTGTCGTATTTGTTCGGGTCGCCGTTGATGATGGCGTAGTCTTTGCCATTGGCGGTTACGACGTCGCCGGGCGCCGGTTCGATCGGTAGGCCGACCGCGGAGATGTAAATCTGCATGTCGCCAGTTTGGATGACCGTGCCGTCGATGTAGCGGGCCTCGTAGGCCATCGGCACCAGCGTGGCTGGGTAGGACGTGACGACAGGATCGCCGCCGTAGACAGGGTCCGGAGGTGTGATCCGCTTCACAGTAGCGGCTTGGCCGTACTTGGCGATGAGCCGTTGCGCGGTCGCCTGAAGGCGTGCATAGATCGGGTTCGCCATCCTCCTCCCTTCCTTTTCGAGAGCTGAGCCTTATTTAGGCCTTCATTGCCGCAAGGCTTTTTGATCAAAGATCTGAGGCACATGTCCGCCACAATCAGCATCCTCCTGACCATCCTCTTCTTCGGGGTTGTGCTTTATCTCGTGCAGAAGCTTCCAATTGACCCTACGATGAAGCAGAGGGCTCAATTCGTTATTTTGATCGCCGGAATGGTCTCGTTGCTCGGCTCACTGGGCGTATTCTGATCAAGTGCGCGCGATGCCTGGAGCTACACCACCAAAGCACCCGGCCAGACCGGCACGAGAAACGGCCAGAGCAGCCCTTCGATCATGGTCACGACAGGCGTTGCGAGCGCGACGAGGTCGTCGATATCCGTTGAAGTAGAGGTTGAATACTCGACCTCAAGCTGTGCGATTTTCTCGCGCTTCACCGTTTGCGATCCGGTCACGACTGGCGAAAGGCTACCCGGGTTCGTCAGCTCGAGGAATGCCGCCTCGTAGGAAGCGTTGACGATGGCGACCGGAGTATCGTTCGAGGGGATCGCCTCGCCGTAATAGGTCGTGGCGCGGGTGCGCGGCCATGCGCGCTCTTGGGCATACCCGCCGGTGCGCCGGCCGCTGAACTTCGGCTCATACCGATCGATCACCAGAGAACCGCGCTGACGTGCGGCGGTCTTCTGGGCATCGGTCGTGCCATCGGGAAAGACATAGCCGGCCTCGGTTGCGTACGCCGTGAAGCCGTCGTTCGTGCCGTATCCAGCCATGTCGATCTCCGATGCAAGAATAGGCCCGGCAGATTACCGCCGGGCTGATTGTCAGGGCTGCGTCGCCAACTCTTCGAGAGCAGCGACAATCTCGTCCTTGGTGGACGGGGTCTTTTCGCCGAGCAGCTTCTTGGCAGCCGACTTGAAGGACATGAACTGCACGTTCTGGTCCTTTGCCATTTCGAGCACTTCGAGTGCCGTTTTCGGCCCATCGCCGTCCTGGTTGCTTGCAGCCTTGGAGACGCCTTCGATCTTGAGGAAGCGAAGGCGCTTG